TTGAATATTTTCTGCAGGTTCAGAGAAAAGACCGCCAAATATACTGTCGTCTTGTTCAGCCATTTAACCTCCTATGCTGTTTGTGCCGGTAATACTAAAGTCACCCCGTATTTTGTATTAAACTTTGATACATCACCTTGAGTTCTAATGTAAGCAAAGTCTTGTAAAGCTTCATTACTGTTAGCTAATAATCTAATTACATCATCAGTAATTTCTTTTGGTAGTCTGTTTCTTAATTCACTAAAAGATAATTGTTGTACTTGAGCCGTCGGTGTTTCGCTTTGACCTACTGTTTCAGATACTTCCATTGCAGTTGTTTCTGTGCCACCACCTAATTGTTTTTTAATTCTACCACCATCTTTTTTAAATAAAGTTCCCCCTATTTCTGCTTCTGCTATAGCAATAGCACTATCAAACTGAGACAATCCCTGTAACGCTGCTTTAGCTCTTGCAAATTTTGCTAACGCTGCTTTGTACTTAGCATCATTTTTTCCTTCAAATCTTTTAATATCTTTTACTAACTCATCAATGTTTCCTAAAACTTTTAAATCTGCAGTAGTCAAACCTTCTGTTCCTTTTTTACCACCAATAGTATTAATTATTTCTTTGGTAACATTTATCTCAGCTTGAGCTGCTGTTTTCTCTGCATCACTATAACTTCCAGTTTTATCATTTACAATTCTCTGTAGTCTAGATAATTTGTTAAATTGTTTTTCACTAAAACCTTCTTTACCTGCAGCAATTTTAGCTTTCTCTATTTCTTTAGTTGCAGTGTACGCTAACTTAGCAATGTCTTTTCTATCTTTTTTCTTACCTTGCATGATGCCTAGTAGCGATTTGTTTAGGACTGCAGCTTTATCTGCAATAGTTCCTGGTGTGCCGATCGCTTCAGATAAAGCAATAGCTGCCATACCTTTATTATCATCGTCACCTAATAATTTTTCTAGTCTAGATTTTTCTTTTTCATAGGTGTCTTCAAAAGAAGGTTCTTTAGGTGTGTCGTCCTCTGTTTTAATAGGAGTGTCTTCTTTTTTATCTGCTATTACTGTTTCAGCAATCTCAGCAAAGTCTGCACCTCCACCTCTTGGCATTTCAAAATCATCATCTCGTTTTATTACAGGATCTCTGTCTTCTGTTCTTCCAAAAAATCTTGGATATTTTCCTGTTTCAGGATCCATAAATAAAGCATCTGTAAAACTAATCTCTTCTCCTACTCCACGAGCCTTTTTTCTATCTGCATCATACTCATCATATTGAAAGAATGTTTCATCTATAGGACCATACTCTTGCATTACTTTTTTCTCTGCTAAAGTTTTAGGTCTATTTGCATAAGCTATAGCTGCTGGTCCTACAAAAGGTAGTGTCATAAGACCTGTTGCACTGGCTGATGGAATACTTAATCCACGAAGCTGACTTAATAAACGAGAACCTATGTTTCCTTTTTTAAGACCTCCAGTAGGTATGTTTTGACGACTAACTACTTTAGTTCCTATTCTAGGTTTTGAAGGTTTATTAGAACCACCTGTAAGTTCTTCTGCCATGCTTCCACTTATAATATCAAGCACAGAAAATCCTGTTCTAGTTCCTAAATTAGATCCTGCAATTGTTCCACCACCAATGTTTCCACCACCTCTAGCTTGTGTTCTAGGTGTAAGTTGACCTATACCAGTTGATCCGCCTCTTCTAAATGATGGTCTTTTAAAATACATTAATTTCCTCCAAAAATACTTCCTAAACCATAAGCACTTAATCCAGCGGATAAAGCTTGTGATAAAGGTCCAACAGATCCACCGCCTAAAGTAGTTGTAGTTGTAGTGGTTGGTGCTCCACTCATTTGAGCAGCTATCCCTGATCCAAAAGCATTAAGTCTACTTAAAGGTTCATTGTAAGCTAATTGATTTCTTTGTTGTGCTGCATCTAGTTGCGCTTGTTGGAAGGCTAAATTTCCTGTACCAGCTGCACCTAATTGTTGTACACCTGAAGCCGCTAATGATGGTTGTAATGATGCTAAATTTCTTTGTTGTTCAAAACCTTGTTGTGCTAATTGATTCGCTTGAGTGAAACCTTGGCCTAATAATTGTGCTTGAAGTGCTGCTCTTTTTGCAGCAGCATCAGATGCATATTGAGCTTGAGCTATACCTTCTCTACCACCACCAAAAGCACCTGCTTGAATAGCATTCGCTGCAAGTTGTGGTACACCCTTTGCGGTTTGAGTATCAAACTCTGCAAGAGTTGTATCAATCACCTGTTGTTGATAAGGCGACATAAATTGTTGATAAGCTTGTGGGCCAGAATAAGCTGCAGCTTGATCTAAAAAAGGTTGGTATCCTGCAACTCCTGTGCCTTGACCTGCACCGGTCACAGCTCCTGTTGTTGGATCAAAAGTTAATTGACCTAATCCTGCTTGAGTCGCTGCTTGTTGTTGAGCAGCTTGAGTTAAAACATTTTGATTCGCAACTTGTGGTCCAAGTTCCGCTAATGTGGGTACAGTGCCTATAACATTGCCGTCAGCATCTGTAATTGTAGAGCCTGGGGCTCTACCAACTTGTTGCGTTAATAAATCAATATAATTTTCTTGAGCAGCTTCTATATAAGGGGCTCGTCTAGTATATGTAGTTGAATCCGTCATTATGCTTTACCTACTTTTTCTGCTTGTTTCATTGTGTTGTATAATTTTTTAGATCCTTCTTCAACGCTGCCGTTCCCTATACCACGTACAGCATCGGCAGTCATTACAAACTCATTTTTAGATAGCATAGCAGGCACATCATCGGCTCTTTCTTTAATACCAACGGGTACAAAACCACCTTCATCTCTGTAATCTCTTTCAACTACACCAGCACTATTTTTTCTAATTTTACCTGTAGGCACATCACTTATGCCACCAACTGATCTGAAAGTCTTACCTGTTAATTGGAATATCTCTGCTTCAATGTCAGATACATCTTCTCCTTTACCAATTTTTTCATCTCTTAAAATTAATAGTTCTGATACTCTGTTAGCACCTTTAGCATATCCTATTCTTCCGCCGTCCTTTTGTCCTTCGCCAAGATTTATGTTAACTATTTCTTTTAATATTCTTGCATCTCTTGGATACCTATTAGGGTTATTTAATATTCTGTATAGGCTAGGCATAGTGTAAGATCTATCTGATCCACCAGCACCACCTAGTCTTTTAAATAAATATGCTTTTTCGGCTCTACTAAAATTAATACCTCCTGCCATCATCATATCATCTTCCATATCTTCGTCATCACCTGCTTCAACGTCGATTGCCATAATACCTATTTCCGACTCACCTTTTTCAGGTGAACCAAATTTTCTAGATACTCTTCCGCCTTTAGCATATAGTTTTTTAATAACTTTTTCGTATGCTTCTGATTCACTAATATCTTCTTCTCTCATAAGTGTATCTACTAATGCTCTAATATTATCTAATTCTTCAAAAGCATCATCATCTGTTCCATCTTTAAATCCTATTCTTCCGCCGTCAGCTCTAAGTTCTTCTGGAATTCTTCTTCCTCTACCTGCATCTCCAAATACACTGGTAGTAGTATCCATCATCATAGACTCAGAAGGTAACTGAGATCTTAAAACCATTTTTGGTCCGTCTTCAGTCATAATCATTACAAAGTCTTCGGTAGTAGTATCTGTATTAGGCATAATCTCTTCCAGTAATTGTGTTTTTATCATTTCATTAGCACCAGACTCGAATCCTATTCTGCCACCGTCTTTTACACCACCAAAGAAGTTAGTTAAGTAACCTGCGTACTCTTCTTTTTTTTCATCTTTTCTAGCTTCGTTATATTCTTCTTCAGTTAATTCAATACCTGCATCATTAGCTAACGCCAAAGCTTCCGCGTATGAAGCTGCAAAAGTTATTGCTCCCATTACTGCTGCTTTGTCAATAGAACCGTCTTTATTTGTAAACATAGCCTTACCAAATTTTTTAGCTCCATCCCCAATTGTTTGAGCAACTTTACCGTAGTCTTGATTACTTACTCCATCAAATAAATTTTTTAAAAATCCAGGTTCTTTAGCTACTGCAGTTTTGTCTATAATTTGAATTTGTCCTGGAAGCATTTCTTGAGTTACATCATCTGCAAACGTGCTTACTTTTAAAGGCTCACTAGCTACACCTTGAACTTCCCCAATGGGTTGACCTAATTTAAATCCTGTTTGGTTTCCTAAAGGCGAAGTAAATCCTCCTTTAAGTCCTTCTAGTCCACCTCTGAATGCGCCACCATCCGCAGAAAAAGGATTACCTTGAAAACCTGCGCCACCTAAATATCTAGCACCTTGACCTAGTCCATAAGTTAAAGCCCCACCTTTTAAAGATTTTCCAATACTTCCTGTTTGATCAAAAGTACCAAGACCTGACATTGCTGCTGCAACTGCCGGGTTAAAGGGTGCAACGAAAGGGGCTGCTTTGACGGCAATATCTGCTACTTCATTGGGTATAATTTTTCTAACAAATTTTTTAAGTTTACTACCTAAGCCAAACTTTTCTCTGGGTGCAACTTGCATTATCCCGCCGTCTGCTCGTAATTGTCTGTTCATTAAAGATCTAGATATCGCCATAATTTAAATATATTTATACTGTTAAGCAGGCGTAGAAATCCTGTAAATATGATACTTTATTTGATTTTTTTACTATCGTCAACCGATTTGACAGGTCTTCCTGCTTGCCATAAATCATCTCTAAATCGACCCTTATAACAATACTCTCCAACGTGAGTTATAGGAGCATCTATGTAAGCGTATACCTTACCACCTATATCCGTCCATCTTTGACAGAACCCAAAGTCTTCTCCAAAATATCTCTTAGTTTTAGGGTCATGTAAGGTGTCAAATAAATTGTACATATTATCTTTTTTAACCTCTTTACCATTAATATTGGTAGGCTGATATATTTCTAAATGAGGGTATTCTTTAATCATTTTCTCAAATACATTTCTTTTAATTAACATACATCCAGTTGGGGCATGAGTGAGCTCCATTAATCCTTTGTCCACGGTTATTGAATTAGGGTTTTCTACTTTAACAGGATAGGTAAATCCTGCTGTAGCCAAGTCTTTTTCATTACTGATAGCATCTTCTTTAGTGTTAAGTCTTCGCCATATTTTATCCCAACTTAAAAGTTTCATAGGATAAGGTAAGCTAATTATATCTTTATCAAACTCTAACATTTTAAAAATGGGCTCGTGATCAAAATCAATGTCAGAGTCTATAAATAATAAATGAGTATATTTATCTTCGTGATTTAAAAATTCTGCTACACATAAGTTTCTACCTTGTGTAACTAAGGATGATTTAAGTAATGTAAAACTACATTGTATTCCTTCTTTGGAACACGCCATTTGAAATTTTAATACAGCTTGACAATAATGCATACTGACATCACTATGACAAGGAGTACATACCATTATCTTGTGAGGTGAAGTACCTAAATTTATTTCTACCATTTTATTTTCTACCTTATTGGTTTTAATTGTTTGATAGGTATCATCATTTGCTGTTTCGGTTTTATCTACGTTAAACCATATTGGTTCATTTGGCTTTGGCATTAAGAGCTCCTTTTAAAAATGTTTTCCACGAAGCAGCTTGTTTAGGCCAAGAATAATATATCTGAGTGTAATTAGCTTGAGTGGTTAAATGACTATGTATCTGCGGCTCGTGTAAAGTTTCTGCAGCGGCAGAAATACCATAGGCAAACTTTTCTGCTAACGCTTTGTAATTACTGTCATAAGGAATATACATTGGAAACTCTGCTCCTGTTTCAAACAAAGCTCCATAATCGGTTACAATACTATATAGTCCCGCAGACATTGCTTCTAATAAAGAAATACAAGAAGTCTCTTCGAAAATACTAGGATAAACATACATATTATAATCTGGTAAATGTTCTCTAATATATTCATTTGGTTTATAACCAATGTAATTTACATTGGTTAAAGACTCTTTACCGTATACCTCACATGAAGAATAGACATCTAAAGTAATTAATGGGTTTTTAATTAATTGCATTGCACCAAGTAAAACAGATAATCCTCTCCAAGGAGTGTTTTGATGAATTATTTTAATAGGTTTGCCTTTTTCATAATGTGGAGATTGTTTTATTTTTTCAACTCCATTTTTAATAACCACACATTTTTCAGTAGGGATACCAAACACCATTCTAAATTTTTCATAATTCCAATGAGAATTAAAAACATACCAATCATATTTGTGATGATTAGCTTTATTTTTAAA